CCAAGCTTTCTACACGAATCTGGCGCTCCGATTGGCCCCGCCGTTCGGCAAGGTGGTGTTTGCAGAAACAAAGATGGCCGCCAAGCAGGGTTATGACGCCCTGCTAGCCCGCGCGCTGTCAGACCCGCCGCGGGTGCAACTGCCTGGCACGATGCCGGCGGGTGCTGGCAACCGCAGGTTCCGCGGCACTATTCGACCATTCATCGTTCCGGCTCCGCAGGGCATCGCGGCCGGACCAGATGCTGACCTGGAATTCTCATGAGTGTTGAAATCATTCGGCTGTCGGCGGTTGATGAGCTTGCAGCCGGGGATCAGTTCCCCCTCTATTCCGCCGCGAATGGCGATGCCAGGCGCACGTCTTTGACTCTGCTGACTGAGTACATGCAGAATCAGATCACCAGCCAGGACGGCATGCAGACGCAATACGCGGCGCCGAACGCAACTGGCTTCACGCTGACCGTGGCGCCCACTGTGGCGGGTGGCGATGTATGGCTGCGGGTCACGCCTACCGCTGGCTTTGCGGCCGGCACGATCACGCTTCCGGCGCTGGCGAGTAGCGTTGACAGGCAGGAGGTGCTTGTCACGTGCAATCAGGCTGTGACGACGTTTACTGTCAACGGCAATGGTTCCACCGTCGAGGGGGCCCCGACGACACTGGCGGCCAATGCCTTCTTCCGGCTTCGCTATGAGGCCGTGTTCCATGTCTGGGTCCGAGTGGGGTAATCATGAGCGCACTGCAACCATTCTCTCCGCACTACGGCTCTAACCAGGTTGTCACGCCAGCCGCGGGCTCGGCCACGATCACGATTGATGGCGGAGACAAACAGGTTCGCGTTGTCAACACCGGGGCGAATAAGGGCTACTTCCGCACCTTCTCGATCACCGACACGCCGGGTGGCTCAGCGGCCACTGTGGCGGATTGCCCCGTTGCATCAGGCGGGACGGCCATCGTCACCAAACCATCTGGGCACGATAGGCTGTCGCACATCTCTGCAGCGGGCACGACATTTGAGGTGATGACTGGCGAGGGCTGGGCCTGACATGCAAATCCCCATAATTTCGGGGGTTTTTTCGGATGCAACGGCAGACTTTCGCACATCGTATCCCATCAATGTCATGGCGGTGCCGAAGGATACTGGCATCGCCAAGGGGTACTTGCGCACCGCGGACGGCCTGGCGCATTTTGCCGCAGGCCCTGATGTTGATCGCGGAGGGATCAATTGGCAGGGGTATTGCTATCGCGTCATGGGCACGAAGCTGGTGCGGGTCAACCAGGGTGGCACGGTGGATGTGCTTGGCGATGTCGGGACCGGCACGGTGGCCATAAGTAATCGCGTGTCGATGGATTACAGCTTCGATCGGCTCGCAATCGCATCCGGAGGGAGACTTTACTATTGGGACGGAACCACGCTCACACAGGTGACCGACCCAGATCTTGGCATCGTGCTTGATGTGAGGTTCATCAGCGGGTACTTCATGACCACGGACGGAGAGAATGTCATTGTGACGGATCTCGCGGACCCGATGAGTGTCAATCCGTTGAAGTACGGCAGTAGCGAGTTCGATCCCGATCCTGTTCTTGCGTTGTTCAAGCTTCGCAATGAGGCGTATGCACTCAATCGCTACACAATCGAGGTATTCTCAAACGTCGGCGGATCAGGTTTCCCATTCGCCACGATCAAAGGCGCAGAAATACCAAAGGGGGTGATTGGAACGCATATGCGATGCCAGGTTGGCGAGTCTTTTGCTTTCGTCGGATCAGGCAGGGGCGAGCCACCTGGCGTATACATTGCCGGTGGCGGAACGGCAGGAAAGATAAGCACCAGGGAAATAGACAGGATTCTGTCAAGCTACAGCGAATATAACCTTTCGCTGGGCTCAATGGAGCACAGGGCGTTTGATGCGCATGAGCTGCTGTACATCCACCTCGCAGACCGCACGATGGTGCACGACATTGCCGCGTCTCAGGCGGTTGGCGAATCTGTGTGGTTCGAGCTTACGAGCGACATCGACTGCGTTGGTCCGTACCGCGCCCGCAACTTCATCTATTGCTATGAGCGTTGGCTATGCGGTGACATCTATGACGGACGCATCGGTGTAGTGGACTCAAGCACATCCGCCCAATACGATGAGGCCATGGGCTACAGATTCGATGCCGGCCTCGTATACAACGATGGGCGCGGAGCTATCGTCCACTCCGTGGAGTTGGTTGGCCTTCCAGGCCGTGCGGCGCTCGGCGAAACGCCTGTGGTGTTCAACTCATACAGCGATGACGGGCTGACGTTCAGTACTGAGAAGGCCATCAGTGCCGGTCGCTCTGGGCAGACCGGCCAGCGCATGCAGTGGCGCCGACAGGGGCGAATGAAGCAGTTCCGCCTGCAACGATTCCGCGGCGTCGGAAAGGCGCCCATCTCGTTTGCGCGCCTGGAAGCAGAAACGGAAGGCCTGAATGCCTAGGGTTACCCGCGCAGACTTGGCGCCAGTGTTCCGCGCCCCGAAAGTGCTACTTGCGGCCGAGGATGTGCTGAATGGCGCCATCGTGGCCGGCTCCGTGGAGACTGGGTCAGCCTCTCCTTCGCTTGGCGCGAACAAGCCTGGCACGCTTAGCGGTGATCCGGCCGGTTGGCTGGTGTTCGTGCATGATGGCGTGGAGTACCTTTCACCGCTATGGAAGCGAGATGCTTGATTGCCTGAGTCTATAATGCGCGTGCCGAGTACAGCGCCGCCGGCCGCGCCTTTGGGGGTGTGATGGGGCTATTTTCAAGTATTGGGCACGCAATCGGTAGCGTTGTCGGCGGCATCACTGGAGCGTCAGAAGCTGCTGATGCAGCCTCGCGGGCCGCTGCCACGCAGGCAGGAGCCTCAGAGGCTGGCATCGCAGAGAACCGGCGCCAATTCGACATCACTCAGCGCAATCTGGCGCCGTTCCTGTCTCAGGGGCAAAGCGCCATTGGCATGATGGGCGCGCTTCAGGGCCTGAATGGCGCAGATGCTCAGGCCCAGGCCATTGCTGGTATTCAGGGAGGGCCACAGTATTCGGCGCTTGCTCAGCAGGGCGAGGATGCCATCCTGGCAAATGCGTCAGCCACTGGAGGTCTTCGGGGCGGCAACACGCAAGGTGCCTTGGCCCAGTTCCGCCCGCAGCTACTTAACCAGTTGATCAATGAGCGATTGGCAGGTCTTGGCGGCATCGCCGGACTAGGCTCCGGCGTTGGAACAAGCCTAGGCAGTCTGGGCGCCGGCAATGCACAGAGCATCGCCCAGCTTCTACAGCAGCGGGGTGCGGCCACGGCGGGCGGTCAGCTTGCGCAGGGCGGGGCGACTAGGCAGGCGTTCGGAGACCTGTTGAACATCGGCGGCACGCTTGGGCGAATTGCGGTTGGCGGGGGCATGTTCTGATGGACCCAATCAATTACGCCGGGCTTCTGCCTCAGGTTAACCTTGGGCAGCAATTCTTGCAGGGCCTTCAGGTCGGCGATGTGCTGATGAATGCGCGCGCCCAGGAGCAGGCCAAACAAGATGCGCTTGCGCGGCAGCAGCAATATCAGACAGACCTCCAGTCGGCTTTCAAGAAGCCATCCGCGGAGAAGTTTGCCATGCTGACGGCAAAATATCCTCAGCAGCATGAGGCACTGAAACAGTCATGGAACCAGCTTTCAGAGGGTCAAAAGGCTGCCGACTTCGGGCTTGCGTCTAAGGCGTATGCAGCGCTGAATGCGAATCGCCCTGAGCTGGCAGCCTCCCTATTCGAGAAGCAGATCGAGACGAAGAAAGCGTCAGGCGCCGACACAAGCGAAGAGCAGCAGGTCCTAGACATGCTAAAGAGCGACCCGACGAATGCGAAGGGCTTCCTTGGTTACAGCATGTTCAGTGCCGACCCAGACAAGTATGCATCTTCAATTGCTGCACTTGGCGGTGAACAGCGGGCAGAGCAGTTGCAGCCGTTAAGGATGGCTGAGGCCAAGGCTTCCGCACAGAAGACCGCGGAAGAAGCAAAGACTGCGGCCGTGACTGCGAGATACGCCGATTCCCAGGCCGTTGCGGACCTGGCAAAGAAGAAGTGGGATATCACGAAGATTGATGAAGACATCAAGATTGCCAAGGAAACGAACAGAATCAAGGCGATGGAGGCTGCTCAGTCTAAAGAGTCGAATGCGCTGAAGCGCGAAGAGCTTGGACTTAAGATCGAAGAGGCAAAGCGCGGCCGCGATGAGAAGATACGCGAAAACGTCGCATCCGCAGAATCGTCCGCCAGCACCGCAGACAACATGCTGAACACGATTGAGCGCATAAAGAAGAACCCCGCGCTGAACAATGTGCTTGGCAGTGTTGAGGGGCGCCTGCCATCTGTGTTCAGCGATGAGGGCAGCAACGCTATAGAACTGATCGACACGCTTGGCTCTCAGGCGTTTTTGTCTCAAGTGTCTGCGATGAAGGGGCTTGGTGCCCTCTCGAATGCTGAGGGTGAGAAGCTCCAATCTGCCCTACAAAGCCTGAGTCGCAAGCAGGGCGAGAAGCAGTTCCGTGAGAACCTTGACGAGGCTGCTCGCCTTATCAAGAAGGGCAGGGAGGGCATCAGCAGGCGCACCGGAGTGCCGCTTCCTCCTGTTGACATGCCGGCGGCCTCAGGTGCTCGTTCCGACATTGAGTCATTCTTCAAGTGATGCGCCATGGCATTTGACATTGAGGGCGCTCGCAAGGCCGGGTACAGCGATGCCGAGATTGCATCCGCGCTGGCGAGCAAACACCGATTCGACATTGATGCGGCCAAAAAAGCCGGCTATGCCGACAGCGAAATCATTGCCAAGCTTGCCTCGCGTGATGTGCTGTCGCACCCGGGTGTACCGGCGCCTGCTGCGGCGCCCCAAGAAGACCAAGGTGGCCCCGGAGTTCTTGATCGCGCGGCGGGCATACCGGAGGCGCTTGCCACTGTGGTCACTGGTGCAACCACAGGCACCATTGCTGGGGCGCTTGGCGGCCTGAACCAGATGGGCAAGGATATTGTTGGCCTGGCGAAAAATGATAGAGCCTACCAGCCCGAGCAGTCGGTCGGCGATGCCGCATCGAACGCGGCGCGCGCCTTGACCTATGAGCCGCGCTCGCAGACGGGTCGAGACATCTTGCAAAACGTGGTCGCGCCGGTGGCGGAGAATTTGATTCCGATTGCTCCGATAGCCGCAGCCGGGCCGGCCGGCGCAATCAGGTCTGCGGCCGAACCAATAAAGGATGCGGCAATGTCCGGCGCAGTCGGCGCGGCGAAAGCGGCAGATAGGGTGCTTGCGAGGGCGGCGGAGACTGCGCGCGAATATACGCAGGGCGGCAAGCCTACCGCCGGCACCATGGGTAGTGTGGGGGCGGCCGGTACGGAAAAGGCGGCGGAGCGTATCGCGACGGCCCAGGCACTCCCAGAGCCGATCAGCCTCACCAAGGGCCAGGCAGACCGCAGCTTCGAACAGCAGCGCTTCGAGGCAGAGACGGCCAAGGATCCGCGTCTTGGTGCGCCGCTGCGTGAGCGCTCCATGCAGCAAAATCGCCAATTGGCCGCCAACTTCGAGGCGATGATTGACGGCAGTGGCGCTCAGGCCACAAACCTGATAGAGACCGGGCGCACAGTAGATAAGGCGCTGGTGCAGGCGGCAGCAAAACGCAAGAGCGAGTACCGCGCCAAATACAAAGAGGCAGAAAAGGCCGGGCAGATGGAAGATCCGGTGTCAACTGCGCCGGTTGTTCAGTTCCTTGAGGAAAACGCATCATCAAACGCGCCTGAGCTTGCGGGTGGCACGCTAGGTATTGCGCAGAGAGAACTGCTGCGACTTGGCGGCGCCGAGATGGTAGACGGCAAGTTGGTCCCGCGTGAAATGCCGCTTCGCAATGTTGAGCTGCTGCGGCGCCAAATCGGCAATGCCATGGATGCCGCACCAGACAACGCCACCAATACCCGCATGGGTGCGAAGCTCAAGGAGCTGATCGATACAAATACAGAAGGCCTTGGCGGAGACCTGTACAAGGAGGCCCGCTCGGCTCGTCGTCGCTATGCCCAACTCTTCGAAGACAACGCCATTGTCAGCAATTTGCTGAAGACGCGCCGCGGTACGGCCGATAGACAGGTGGCCCTAGAGGATGTGTTTCGCAAAACGATACTGAATGGTGACCGTGAGTCAATCGGCAAGCTGCGCCGCACTCTTCAGGTGGCGGGTGGAGAGCAAGGAGCGCAGGCATGGAAAGAGCTGCAGGGCGCCACGTTGCGTCACTTGCTTGACGAGGCGACCAAGGGTGTCGGATCCGATGCGGCCGGAAATCCGATGTTCAGTGCCGCGAAACTGAACAATGCGGTACGCGCTCTTGATGCTGACGGCAGGCTAGACTTTGTGCTGTCGAAGAAGGGCGCCCAGACAGTGCGTGACATCAACGAGATTGCAAAAGTCGTCCTGACCACGCCGCCTGGCACCATAAACCACAGCAATACAGCTAGCGTCATTTTAGCCGCGCTAACTGAGGCTGGCGTAAGCGGTTCGCTTGTGGGGCTCCCGGTTCCGGTGCTCACTGGCATGAAGATCCTTTCGCAGCAAGTGAAAGACGCAAAGGTTCGCAAGCGCGTGACAGAGGCCCTCAGAGAGGCGGAACAGAAATGAGCAACAGCCGAACAAACGTCGATCTTCTGCGCAATTTGCTGGTGTCGCTTGGCGGCGCATCCACTGCGCAGGTTGATGCGCTCCTTCTGCTTATTGGCGCCACACCAACATTGCATGGCGCCATCACTCTAGGCACATCCGCATCCGACACGATCAACCATATTGGCCTGAGCACGGGCCGGGCGGCGGCGACCACCTATACGCCAACGCTATCCAGCTTCGTCAACGTTGCCTCTGCAACGCTGCGTGCAGCTTGGTATATGCGAACAAATGACATTGTTTCTGGCCATGTAATATGCGATATAGATCCAACGCTGGCGTCAGGCACCACGCTCATCGTAACGCTTCCAGTTCCGTCTGCCTTCG